AGGTTAAGCTGATTCATTACGGTGATGCTTCTATGGGTCACAATTACAGTGATGAGGCACGTAAGAACTTTAAGGCAAGGCATGGTAAGAACATTGCTAAGGGTAAGTTATCAGCAGCGTACTGGGCCAATGCAAGACTGTGGAAAGAAGGTGGACCAAGTAAACAACCACCTAAAACGCAAAAGCATGTAAAAGGATTAAAGTAAATGTCAGCAAGAAAAACTGGCAAATTTACTAAGTCCTGTCCTAAATGTGGTGCAGAACAAACATACGGTAGAAAAGATCATTACGAATCTGCAGTGCGTGGTAATTGGTTGTGTAAAAAATGTGGCATACCAAAGAATACTGGCAAAGGAAGATATGAAGACATTTTGTATTCTTGGTTTGATGTTAAAAAAAGAAGTGCAAAAGATCGGGGACTCTGCTGGGATTTGACTATAGAGCAAATTTGGGACATGTATGTTTTGCAAAATAAAAAATGTGCTTTGTCTGGGATTGATATAGGTTGGTCGCCTACAGGGATGACTGCAACTGCGTCCGTAGATAGAATAGATAGTCAAGAAGGGTATGTAATAGAGAATGTACAATTAGTACATAAGCATGTAAATTTTATGAAGCAATCATTAGACCAAGATTACTTTATAGATTTATGCAATAGAATTTCACTCTTTCAAAATAAGTTAAAATAAAATATTGTAGTGTATATTTGTAGTCACTTTTCTAGGAGAACTTAAATGGCAGGTATTATTGGTCGTGGTATGACCCGTGCAGCAAAAGATAAGATGGTAGAAGCAGGTGGTCGCCGTATGGCTCGTGAGTCTATGGACATTGATCCTCTTTTGGAAGAGGAGCTTAAAGCTCTTAAGAAGAAAGAGAAATCAATGGAGCTTACTCCACGTGAGGAGAAGCGTTTAGATATGCTCATGAATCGTATGGTTCGTGAGGGTGGTGCAGAGAAGCCTGAAGGTATGTCACGTGTCATGAAAGAACGTGGTCTATCTGAAAGAGAAAAGCGTGAAATGCAAGAAAGTCTTAACTATAAAAAAGGTGGTATGGTTAAGGCTAAGAAGCCAGCTAAGAAAACAGTTAAGATGGCAGGTGGTGGCTACGCTAACTGTGGTGCTTCCATGAAACCAGCACAGAAAGCTAAGAAATGAAAACTTGTGCTTCTTGCCCAACCCCTGCCAAGTGCAAGAAAGCAGGCAAGTGCTTAATGTCTAAGATGGCAAAAGGGGGAATGAGTAAGCTCAAATCCCCTTCTATCATGGTAGCCATTGCAATGCCTAAGATACCTAAAGTAAAAGTACCTAAAGCAAAGAAGTAAGATAATGAAACCCACTAAAGCACAAAAGAAAGTAAAGAAAGTTATGGGTGAATTTAAGGAAGGTACACTTCACTCAGGCAAGAAGGGACCTGTTGTAAAGAGTCCTAAGCAAGCAATTGCTATTGCACTTAGTGAAGCTGGAATAGCCAAGAAAAAAACTAAAAAGTGATTACATCTTATCCTGAAAAGATTAAGATAGCTGAAGGTGACGGTAACGTAAACTTTTACGGTACTGCCCTTGATGCATTTGGAAGACTACGTACAACTACACCTTTAACTCTATTTGATAGTACTAACAGGTATGAAAGTGATGTACACTTTGATACCTCCACTAGCACTAGTGGTAGCATAACGCACTTACCTAATGAATCTACGGTAAGAATGGATGTCACTACAGCTAGTGGATCTGAAGTGGTAAGGCAAACATATAAAGTATTTCCATACCAACCAGGGAAGAGTTTGTTGGTATTGGCTACCTTTGTCATGAATACCGCTAAGACGGGTTTAAGGCAGCGTGTAGGCTATTTCAGTACACAGAATGGTGTATACCTTCAACAAAGCGATAGTGCCGTATCGTTCGTTTTAAGAAGCTATACAGGGGGTTCTGTAGATGAGACACGTGCAGTAACTCAAGCTAACTGGAATGGTGATAAGTTAGATGGTACAGGTAAGAGTGGCATAACACTAGATCTCACAAAGTCCCAGATATTGTTTATGGACTTTGAATGGTTAGGTGTAGGTAGTGTACGTTGTGGATTTGTTATTGATGGTAAATTTTATATTGCACACACTTTCCATAACGCAAATTTAATTTCTTCCGTTTATATGACAACGGCTACGTTGCCAATTCGATATGAAATAACAAATACAGGTGCTACTGCTTCAGCTTCTAGTTTAAAACAAATATGTTCTTCTGTGCTTTCTGAAGGTGGATATGAACAAGTAGCAGCAGATAGTGTTGTAAGAAGGACCACCCAATTAAGTTCTATAAGTACTACATTTTTACCTTTACTATCTATCCGTTTAGCAAGTGACTCTTTAAATGCAGTTATTATTTTAAATGACTTAAAGGTGTTGCCAGTTACAAGTCAAAACTATGAAGTTGTTTTATTAAAAAATCCAACATTAACAGGTGCATCGTATAACACAACAGATTTTTTACATGTAGATTATGATGTAAGTGCTACAGCAGTTTCTGGTGGTACTATTATTAAGCAAGACTATGTAACGTCTACTAATCAAGGTACTGCCACTTTAGCGTCTGTAGATGGTTACAATTTTGATTTACAAATAGGTGTATCGCTTGCTGGTGTAAGTGATGTATTTACGGTTGCAATACGTACAGTTTCCGGCGCTACAACTGGAGATGCATTTGCTAGCTTATCTTTTTACGATTTAACGTAATGGCTATACCGCAAACATACAAAGCAAGGACACTATCTGCTGTATTAGGTACTTCTAATAGTACTATCTATACTGTACCTGAAGTGTATAAAACAGATGTAGTAAGTATCTGCCTTACTAATATGGTAGCTGCTTCTAGGACTTTCTCTTTAGATTGGTATCAATCTTCTACATCTACATGGCACACTATTGCAGAGACTATAGAACTAAACGGGAATAGTTTATTGCAGATTGAGAATCTGTTATATCTAGAGAAAGGTGATAGTATTAGAGCACTAGCAAGTGTAGGTTCTAGTGTTTCTATTTCTATTCGTGTGCATGAATATTATAGTATAGCGCAGATATAATATGGGACGTACTAACGAAAAGCTCTGGGAGAAAGCTAAAGCAGAAGCTAAAGCTAAGATGGGTGGTAAGCATTCCGCTAGGGCTATGCAGTTAGCAGGTAAGATATACAAAGATAAAGGTGGTGGGTATACGGGTGCAAAGACTGAATCTCAAAAGAGTCTCAGTAAATGGACTAAAGAAGATTGGGGAACTAAATCAGGTAAACCCTCAACACTGGGCAAAGAAGCTACAGGAGAGCGATATCTCCCACGTAAGGCAATTAATGCTCTATCATCTTCAGAATATGCAGCCACTAGTAAAGCTAAACGAGAAGGAACAAAGAAAGGTAAACAGTTTGTAGCTCAACCAAAAGCTATTGCAAAAAAAGTAAAACCTTATAGAGATTAATATGGCAAGACAACTAACAGAACTACAGCAGAAGTTTCTTGCTGCACTATTTGATGAAGCAAGAGGAGATCCCAATCGTGCTAAAATCATTGCTGGTTATGCTCCTACTAATCCCACTAGTGATATTATTCGTGGATTAAAGGAAGAGATCTTAGAAGCTACACAGATGTATATGGCACGTAATGCACCACGTGCAGCTATATCACTTGTAGATGGTATGGTAGATCCTACAGAGCTAGGTATTCGTGATAAGCTTAATGCAGCTAAAGACTTGTTAGATCGTGTAGGTTTAGCTAAGACAGAGAAGATGCAGATTGAAACCAATAATGGTTTAATGATCCTGCCTCCAAAAGATAAAGTAGAGGAAGATGAATAAGTATGGCATATGGGCGATTGCCATTAAGGGAAGCAGCAGGTAAATGGATACTACCTCAACCTAAAGACGCATCACAAACAGGTGAGTACATACCCATACCTGTTGCTGTAAAACTTATTAAACCTCCCTTTGGGTATAAGTTTTCAGAAGAAACTAAGCTGCTTCTAATACCTATACCGCATGAATTAGATGCATTAGAGAAAGCAAAGAAATATTTAAAGCAGTATCCATCTAGGAATGTAGCTGCATGGCTCACTAAAGTAACAGGAAGGTATATAAGTCACGTAGGCTTACTCCATAGAATAAAGAATGAGCGATCAAGAAAAGCCAAAGTTAGCATACTTAGGTCATGGGCCAGAAGGTACAAAGAAGCCCTTGAGCTTGCGGAAAAGTACGAGCCCAAAAAAGGCACGAAAGTCTACAACCAAGCAAAGCAAATTGTCGAAAGTGCCAAGCATCTCGACCCAGAGTACAGAAATAAGTCAGCAACAGCACCAGCAAGCACAGATACAGCAGATAGCACAGCACCAGAACGTAGTATTTAAACCTAATGCTGGACCTCAATCTAGCTTTCTAGCAGCAAATGAACGTGAAGTATTGTATGGTGGAGCAGCAGGAGGTGGTAAATCATATGCCATGCTTGCAGATCCCATGCGATATATGGGTCACCCACAGTTTAGTGGGTTGTTATTGCGACATACGACAGAAGAATTACGGGAACTAATCTGGAAAAGCCAGGAGTTGTACCCAAGAATCTATCCTGGGATCAAATGGTCCGAGAGAAAGATGCAGTGGCAGGCACCAAGTGGAGCACGTTTGTGGTTCTCTTACTTGGATCGTGACGATGACGTACTAAGGTATCAGGGTCTTTCGTTTAGTTGGGTAGGTTTTGATGAATTGACGCAATGGTCAACTCCATTTGCATGGAATTATATGCGTTCTCGCTTGCGGAGTACCGCACCAGACCTACCTACCTACATGAGAGCCACTACAAACCCTGGTGGTCCTGGTCATGCATGGGTTAAAAAGATGTTTATTGACCCTAGTCCTGCTGGTAAGGCATTCTGGGCAACAGACATAGAGACAGGTGAACCTCTTTCGTACCCAAAAGGTCACAGTAAAGAGGGTCAACCACTGTTTAAACGTAGGTTTATCCCTGCAATGTTGACAGATAACCCTTACCTTGCTGAGGGTGGTGACTATGAAACGATGTTGTTGTCACTTCCTGAACATCAACGTAAGCAATTGCTTGAAGGTAACTGGGATGTAGCTGAAGGTGCAGCATTTCCAGAGTTTAATAGGCGTATACATGTCATACCACGAGAGAATATACCAGGGAACTGGGTTAAATTTCGTGCTTGTGACTATGGATATGGATCATACAGTGCCGTATTGTGGTTTGCAGTCTCCCCTGCTGAACAATTAATCGTATATCGTGAATTATATGTAAGCAAAGTACTCGCTAAAGACCTAGCCCACATGATATTAGACCATGAACAGCAAGATGGACAGATCCGTTATGGTGTTCTTGATTCTTCCTGTTGGCATCGTAGGGGTGATACTGGTCCTTCACTTGCTGAGCAAATGATTAATGAGGGTTGTAGGTGGAGGCCAGCAGATCGTAGTGCAGGATCTAGGGTATCAGGTAAAAATGAGATACATAGACGCTTACAGCTAGATGATTTTACTCAAGAACCTAGATTAGTGATCATGGATAACTGTACTAATCTTATTGCCCAGCTTCCTATTCTGCCTTTAGATAAAGCTAACCCAGAAGATATCAATACAAAGGCAGAAGATCACTTGTACGATGCTTTACGGTATGGGGTTATGAGCAGACCTCGGTTTTCTATCTGGGATTATGATCCTGCATCACAACGCTCTAATGGTATGCCAGTAGCTTGTAAAACTTTTGGATATTGATAATGGAAAAAGAAACATACTCAGACCGTCAGCTTAGTCTTGATGACAATACAGACCCTATTAATGACGATCCTGTAACGCTTCCTGTTGTTAATTTAGTTCAAAAGAAATTTAAAGATGCTGAAGATGCTAGACGCATTGATGAAGAGCGTTGGTTGAGGGCATACAGAAACTATCGTGGTTTGTATGGACCAGATGTTCAGTTTACTGAATCAGAAAAGAGTAGAGTCTTTATTAAGGTCACAAAGACTAAGGTTTTAGCAGCCTATGGTCAGATTATAGATGTACTGCTATCTAATAATACATTCCCTATCAGCGTAGAACCTACTGTATTGCCAGAAGGTATTGTAGCTGATGTCCATTTTGATCCTAACGATAAGCAAGCTGCTAAGCCATTACCTGAGCCAATGACTAATCCCTATGGCTACGCTAATGATGGTAATAAACTAGAGCCTGGTTCTACATTTAATACCTTGATGGATCGTATTGGCTCACTTAAAAACAAACTACGTAATGTAAAGAATTTAAAAGAGGGGGTTGGAGAGACACCTACTGCCATCACGTTTAGCCCTGCAATGATTGCAGCTAAGAAGATGGAAAAGAAGATTAAAGATCAGCTTGATGAAAGTAAAGCTACAAAGCAGCTAAGACACACTGCATTTGAAATGGCTCTATTTGGTACAGGCATCATGAAGGGTCCTTTTGCTATTGATAAAGAGTATCCTAACTGGACTGAAGACGGTACATATACACCTGTCATTAAAACACGCCCAGATACGTCACATGTCTCTGTATGGAACTTCTATCCAGATCCAGATGCACATAGCATGGAGGATGCTTCCTATTGCGTAGAGAGGCATAAGCTAAGTCGTTCTCAATTACGCTCATTAAAGAAACGTCCATTCTTTAGAAAGAAGGTTATTGATAGCATTATTTTACGTGGTGAAAACTATGTTAAAAAATACTGGGAAGATGATCTATCCGACTATCGCACTGATACAGGCATTGAACGATTTGAAGTTCTTGAGTTTTGGGGATCTATTGAAAGAGAGTTACTTGAAGATAATGGTGTAAAGATTCCTGCAGAGTTTGATGGTGTCGATGAATTACAAGCCAATATATGGATAGTAAACAACCGTGTTATCCGAATGGTCTTAAACCCATTTAAACCTGCACGTATTCCTTACCATGCTTCACCTTATGAGCTAAATCCATACTCTTTCTTTGGTATTGGTGTAGCTGAGAATATGGATGATACACAAACCCTTATGAATGGGTTTATGCGTATGGCTGTGGATAACGGTGTATTGTCAGGTAACTTAGTATTTGAAGTAGATGAGACTAACTTAGTACCTGGACAGGACATGAAGATATACCCAGGTAAAGTGTTTAGAAGGCAGGGTGGTGCACCAGGACAGGCATTATTCGGTACTAAGTTTCCTAATGTCTCTAATGAAAACATGCAAATGTTTGACAAGGCACGTGTACTAGCTGATGAGGCTACAGGTATTCCTTCATTTTCACACGGTCAGACAGGTGTTGCAGGTGTAGGTAGAACGGCTAGTGGCATTAGTATGCTCATGAATGCTGCATCTGGTACTGTTAAAACAGTTATTAAGAACGTAGATGATTACTTACTACGTCCTATGGGTGAAGCTTTCTTTAGCTTTAACATGCAGTTTGACTTTGATCCAGAGATTCGTGGGGATTTAGAAGTTAAAGCACGTGGTACTGAAAGTCTCATGGCTAATGAAGTACGTAGTCAAAGGCTCATGCAATTCTTACAGATTGCAAGTGCTCCTGCACTCATGCCCTTTGCTAAGTTCCAGTACATCATTCGTGAGATTGCTAAGTCTATGGATCTTGATCCAGATAAAGTAACTAACAATATGGATGAGGCTAAACTACAAGCTTCATTAATGGCAGCACAAGGACCAGCACAACAACCCCCAACCCCTGGTGTACCTGGAGTAGCAGATACAGCAGGAACAGGTGGAGGTAATATTGGCATAGGACAGGCACCCGTACCTGGAGAACAAGGATTTACAGGCAATGCACAACAACCAGCACCAAGACCAGCAGCAGCACCAGCACCACAATAGACTTAAATCAGTATTTAATACTGCGATTGTATGGGAAGCATTTGAAGGGATACTAGAAAGCAAAGCTAAAGGTTACTACAAGGTTCTAGAGCAATCTAAAGATCCAGTAGATGTGTACAGAGCACAAGGTGCATTAGATGCTCTTATGAAGATTAAAAGGCTAAGAGATGAAATCAATGCCAAAGACTAAAGCTCGTAAGCAAATGAAACGCTTGTTTGAAAACGGTGGGTTACTTCAAGAGGGTGGCACTGTCGATGAAGCAAGTGGTAATGAAGTTCCTACAGGCTCACTAAAGAAAGAAGTACGTGATGACATACCTGCTCAACTCAGTGAAGGTGAGTTTGTATTCCCTGCTGATGTTGTAAGGTTCATTGGATTACAAAAACTCATGGAGCTACGTCAAGCAGCTAAAGAAGGTTTAGCTAAGATGGAGTCCATGGGACAAATGGGAAATGCGGATGAGGCAACTGAAGAAGATACTGGTGAATTTGAAACAGAGCTTGATGACATCCTTGACGAAATTGAAGATGAAACTGAGGAGAAGTCACTAAAAAAAGCTAAAGGGGGACAGCTAAAGATGGCAGCAGGTGGTGCTGTTCCCCAGTATGCTAGTCCTTTCTCTGCGCCTTTTGCTGTAGAACGATATAGCAAAGAAGGAGAGGACGATGTTTTTATTCCTACATTAGGTGGTCAAGCTCAGAGTGCTATACCTGAAGGATTTCAAAAGACTACAAAAGTACAAAGCTTTGGTGGCGTATATCGTAAACCAGAAGAAGCACAACAGACTGTTACGTCAAGTTTAAATCTACCAACAACTGCACCTAAGAAAGCTGCAACTACGGATTTAACTAAGTCTACAACTACTGATCTGACTAAAACTGAGCAACCTATACCAAGTTCATATTCAGGATTAGATACAGAGATATCACAAAATAAATACATTGTAGAAATGGCAAAGCAGCAAGAACAAAAGTATGCTGCTGATAATAAAGCTAAAGGTAGAACATTTGGGCAAGGTCAAGTTTTTAATAACCCACTTGCTAATGTCACAGATCTTGGCACTAAAGAAATTACTGAAACAACTTACTCTGGTGATACGGGTATCGATGAAACAAAAACAGTAAGTAAAACTGTAGGTGATTACATCTATACAGCATTTGATTCTATACGAGCACCAGACGGTAAAAGTATATTTGATCATGAATCTACTTTTCTTAAAGCGTATAAAGCTGGAGAAAATAACCAGTTAAAAGAAGTAGATATAAATTCGTTGACTCTAGAAGAAGCTAAGTCTGGCAATGTGTTGTTTTATGTTGGTGGTAAAACAGGTGGTGCCAACAGAGAACGAATGGCACAATTATATAAGCCAGTAGAAGATAGCTTTGTACCTGTAGGTCCTGCTAAATTTTACAAAGGTGCACATCCAGATGCTGACATAGCAGGTCCTGCCGCTATGTTTGCTGCAATAGCACTTGCTCCATTTACAGGTGGTGCATCTATGGCAATAGGTGAAGCCATATTAGGTGCAGGTGCAGCAGGTGCAGCTACAGTAGGTGGGGCTATTATGGGTGCAGTAACAAGTGGCATTACCGCTGCTGCTGTGGATGGTGATGTTAAAAAAGCAATGCTTAGTGGAGCAGTATCAGGTGGTATTGGTGCTAATGCCATGGATATTACTAAAGCTGTACTTGGTCCAGAATTAATGAATTCTATAACCCAGGCTACTAGTTTATCTGCAAAACAAATTTCTAATATCTTTTCTGGCTCAATAGCTAGTGGAGTAAATACTGCCATTCAAGGTGGTGATTTCAGTGACATGTTAAAAACATTTGGACAGAATCTTGTAACTTCTGGTGTATCTGAAGCAACTGCAACAAAGGTAATGAGTTCTCTTGTTGGTACTGTAGATCCAAATAACCTAAAGAGAATAGGTACTGCAACTAAAATGCTATCTAATGTAGCACTTAATGCCTCATTAAAAGGATTAGATGTTACTAAAGCAATTCAATATTATGCACCCACTGTTATGACACGAGCATTGACTATCCCTGGTGGTGGATGATATAATAAGAAGTTAGCTACAGAAGGGTGTAGCTTTCACATAACAATAACCCTTCATTATGGGCGACCTGATCACAGCCCCCACTTTAAGAGGTAACTATGTCCGATCAACAGCAACAAGAAGTACAACAAGTAAAAGTAGCAGGTTTTATAAAACGATCAGCTAATCATGACAAGATTAAACAGGAAGAAGATGAGCTGAAACAGTTGATGGATAACATTCCAGATGATGAACCTGAACCAGATAGTGCAGAAGAAAAGAGTTTTAAGAAGCGTTATGGAGACTTACGTAGGCACTCACAAAAGCAACAAGTAGAACTACAGAAACAGATTGATGAATTAAAAGCTCAACTTGAAACTACAACTAAACAAGGTATTAGCCTACCTAAAACAGAAGAAGAGTTAGAGGCATGGGCAAATGAGTACCCAGATGTAGCTAGGATTGTAGAAACAATTGCTATTAAAAAAGCAAGAGAACAATCTGTAGAGATTGAAACTAAGCTTAAGCGTATTAATGAAATGGCAGAAGAAACTGCCAAAGAGAAAGCTGAAGCTGAACTCATGCGTTTGCATCCAGACTTTGCAAAGATTCGTGAACAGGAAGAATTCCATGATTGGGTTGAAAAGCAGCCGAGGTGGATTCAGAGTGCTCTCTACGACAATGAGAATGATGCGATATCGGCAGCTAGAGCAATCGACTTATACAAAGCTGACAAGGGTATTACATCAAAGCGATCACGTAACACAGACAAAGAAGATTCAATTGCTGCAGCACGTTCTGTCAGGACTTCTAACAAACCTCGTATTGAGTCTGAAGGCGAAGATGGAACATTCTATGAATCGCAAGTAGAGAAAATGTCTACATTGGAATACGAAAAGAATCAAGAGGCTATCATTGCAGCTATACGGGCAGGTAAGTTTATTTATGATAAAACTGGATATGCTCGATAGGATAGCTTGACAATTCTTAAATAGCTACATATAACAATAGCAAATGACTTTCTTGGTTATTTAAATTTGTGCCGCTAATTGCAATAGCCTTCCACAAATACTAACCAAGAAAGTATTAGCCCTGTATTTATAGGGCATACACTACCGCAAAACAACTTACTGACAGACTTACCTGAAGCCCTATTGACCCGATAGTCTATCGCACTCAATAAGATCAGCCTCTGTAGGGAATGTTTAAGCGTATTTATATTCTTATTCATTTATCTTAGGAGGATAAATCATGGCTTTTCCCAAGGCCCCAGGATATGGCAATCTGCCAAATGGTAATTTCTCACCTGTAATTTACAGCAAACAGGTACAACTCGCTTTCCGTAAATCTTCTACCGTTGAAGACATCACCAACAGTGACTACTTTGGTGAAATCGCTAACATGGGCGATTCGGTTAAGATCATCAAAGAGCCTGAAGTTTCTGTTCAGTCTTATGCTCGTGGTACGCAAATCACTGCACAAGATCTTGATGACGAAGACTTCACCCTTGTCGTTGATCAGGCAAACTACTTTGCATTCAAGATCGATGACATCGAAGCTGCTCACAGTCATGTAAACTTCATGGCAATGGCATCTGATCGTGCAGCATATCGCTTGCGTGACCAGTATGACCAAGACGTTCTTGGCTATCTCTCTGGCTTCTATCAGTCAGCTAAGCATGGCAGTCCTGACACTGCACGTACTACTGCTCCTGGCACTAAGGCAGTTTCTACCGCAGGTTCCGATGAACTGCTCTCTTCGATGAAGCTCAAGAAAGGTGACTTTGGTAACATCACTACGGCATCTGCTGGTGATCATTCCATTCCTCTCGCTGCTCGTCTTCCTGGCGCAAGCTCACTCCCCACGGCAACTGCATCTCCTTTGATGGTTATTGCACGTATGAGCCGTTTGATGGATCAGCAGTTTGTTGACACCAATGGACGTTGGCTTGTTGTTGACCCTGTGTTTATCGAGATCCTCAAAGACGAAGACAGCCGTTTGCTGAATTCTGACTTTGGTGGTTCTGGTCTTCAGAATGGTCTTGTTGTTAACAACCTCCACGGCTTCCGTGTTTATGTGTCAAACAACCTGCCCAAGATCGGTACTGGTCCTGGCACTACGGGTACTGCTAACCAGAACAGCAACTACGGTGTTATTGTAGCTGGTCATGAGTCTGCTGTTGCTACTGCACAGCAAATCACCAAGACTGAAAGCTACCGTGATCCTGACAGTTTTGCTGACATTGTTCGTGGTATGCACTTGTACGGAAGAAAGATCCTTAGGCCGGAAGCTATTGTAACTGCTAAATATAACGCAGCTTAAGCTTCTATAGTATAATGTTTTAATGGAAACATTAAAGCTTTACTCTGGACACCCACATGAGAATGGCAGACACTGCACCTCATGTGGTGTGTTTAAGGCAGCGGATCAGTTTAATCTAGAACGAGATGCTCGTGCTAAAAATGGTGTTACTATGCGGGGCCAATGCAGACCTTGCAGAGAGCACATTAAATGGAAATCGTTTATTGTTAGAACTTACAATATAACAGCAGACGATTACTATAGCATGTTAGAAAAACAAAATTATAAATGCGCTATTTGTAATTCTGATTCTAATAAAAATAATTCTCGTGAAAAGATGTTCATAGATCACTGCCATGAAACAGGTAAAGTAAGAGGGCTACTGTGTATTAACTGTAATATGGCATTAGGTCACTTTAACGATGACATTGAAACATTAAACAAAGCTATTGCCTATCTAAACCACTTTAAAGAGGAAAACTAAATGGCTACTGTTGACGTATCCCCAGGAATTCAAGCAGGCACTAATCCTGCACGTTCCCTTCGTAATATGCCTTATGTGATTGAAGCCACGCTGAACTTTGCTACGGCTACTACCACTAAAGGCAGTGCACTTGCAGCTACGGATGTTATCGAAGTACTCGACATCCCTGCTGAATCGGTAATCCTTTCTGCTGGTTATGAAGTTACTGCAGCAATCACTGGTGACGTAACGCTTGACGTTGGTGTTACTGGCATTGATGCTGATAACTTTATTGATGGTGCTACGCTTGCTGCTGCTACTGCCGTTGGTACGTATGCACAACAGGCTGCTGCATTCCAGCCCATCATTCTCCAGTCGGCTGATACGCTTGATGTTTTGATTGCAACTTCTACCACTGCTATTTCCGCTGGAAGTATCCGTGTGTGGGCAGTTGTATGTAGCGTAGCAGATCGTGTTGGTCCTGCTGATGTAGATCGGGATCAATTAGCTTAATTGCTAATCGCACATGGGTAGTGCCTTAACGGGCATTACCCATCTTTTATGGTCATTTAAATGGCTACATTTATTTCCCTTACTAATCTTGTGCTTCGTCGAATCAATGAAGTGACTATTGATGAGACAGAGTTTCTTTCAGCTAAGAACATACAAGCACTTGCTAAAGATGCAGTTAATATTGCCATCCGTGAAATCTTACATGATGCACAGGAATGGCCTTTTACGCTTGAGACTGAAGTACAAACTTGTACCGTTGGTACTGGTGTTTATAGTCTACCTGCTGATGCATCGAATGTTGATTGGGACAGTTTCTACCTTAAGAAGCTAACTGCTACTAACAATGTCCCTACTAAATTAGAACCTATTAGCTATACAAACTACTTACTCAGTTATAGACCTACAGAAGAGCTATCAGCAGAAAGTGGCAGGACTACACCTTATTTTGTTTACCAGACACAAGATCTAAAGTTTGGCTTAACACCTATACCTGATCAGGCATATGAAGTAGAGTACAAATACTGGAAGTATCCTAGTGATTTAACTGCTTCATCAGACGAGTGCATTATTCCTGATCGATTTAAAGATGTCATTGTAGATGGTGCCATGATGCACCTTATGTTATTTAGATCTAATGAACAAGCATTTGCTTTATATCAGAATAGATTCCAGATGGGCATACGCATGATGCGTAGGCTACTGCAAGATGAACCTATCGATATAACATCTACATATGTTCATAGGCCCATATATTTCCCCAGGTTAATTTAATGGCAGATAGGATAAATGGGTTTAAGGTTAATTGTGAAGGTGGCTTAAACACCAACAGAGATCTATTAGTACAGCCTGTTCTGTATCCTGGATCTGCCATACAATTAATTAACTATGAACCCTCTATTGCTGGTGGTTATCGCCGTATTAGTGGATTTGCAAACTCATACGGTACAGTCACTGGCACTGGACCTGTCTTAGGTGTTGCAGTTTTTGAAGATGTTAATAATGCAATCTTTGCATGCAGAGCACCTTCAGCAGGTACTAATTACTTCTATCGTTGGAATACATCGACAAGTGCTTGGGTAGCAATTACAACCCCAGGTACTGTCACTATGACAGGTGTAAAGAAAGTACGGTTTACTAAGTTTAATTGGCAGAATAGGAAGATGTGCCTAACTGATGGCATTAACCCTGCTGCAATATATGATGGAACTACATATACTCAAATTACACATGCTAATGCACCAAATGCTCCTAAGTATTCGGATGAGTATAGGAACCATTTGTTTCTTGCTGGTGATGCTTCTGAGCCATATAACCTTTACTTCTCGTCACCTTTAGATGAAACTAACTTTGATCCAGCTAATGGTGCTGGTGTTATTAATGTAGGTTTTGAGATTGTACAAGTTAAGCATTTCAGAGATAGCTTATATATCTTTGGTAAGAATGCAATTAAGAAACTAGATGGATTATCTATAGCTGATTTTGTTGTAAGTGATGTCACATTTAATCTTGGTTGTTTAGTTCCAGATAGTGTTATTGAAATTGGTGGTAACTTGATGTTCTTAGGTCCAGATGGATTTAGACCTGTGGCTGGTACATCAAGGATTGGTGATGTTGAATTAGAGACTATATCTAAACAGATTCAATTTACTGTCTCTTCTATTCTTGCAGATATAGTAGCTGAAGACATTGATGTAGAAACTATCAGTGCTATTGTTGTACGAAAGAAATCACAGTTTAGATTCTACATTCCTACTGAAGGTTTGTTTGGTGTTTTAGGTGGATTAAGGCAGACACAGCAAGGATTTGGCTTTGAGTACAGTTTAATCTTTGGTATACCTGCTACATGTGCAGATAGTGGTTATGTAGGAACAGATGAGTTTGTTATTCACGGTGATGCAAACGGTAAAGTACACAGGCAAGAAAGTGGTACTAGCTTTGATGGTGCAGAGATTCTAAGTGTTTATCAAACACCTTTCTATTACTTTGATGATCCTACAGTAAGAAAGAACTTTTATAATATAACTAACTTCTTGAGAAGTGAAGGTTCTTCTAACATTGTATTTTCAGTTATATATGACTTTGAAGATATAAATGTATTTAACCCTGGTAACTTTACTTTTACTACCAGTGGAGCAGCAGCATATTATAACGAAGCTGTTTATGATGCAGCAGCTATCTATGATGGTAATCCAGCACCTGTCGTTAAATCTAGTTTCTCTGGTTCAGGATTCTCTATTTCATTTCGGTATGTGACTAATGACACTAATGCTAGTCATACCATTCAGGGTTTCGTATTAAATTATTCTATTAATGATAGAAGGTAAAGGGTACTAACATGGCAGGTTACGTCAGACAATCCTCAGCAGATATTGTACCTACCGCAATCGTTAGGGCTACGCCCATTAATAACGAATACAATGCGCTAAGAGATGCCTTTGTTCAAGCTACTGGTCACAAGCATGATGGCACTGCTGCTGAAGGTGCTTATGTACCCCTTATCTCAGACACTAATAACAGAAACAAGGTTGTTACTGATAG